TTTTATTGTGTATCTATTGCCCTGTCTGTGTTCTATTGGTCTGTATAGTACGTTTACTGCTCTGTGTAAATTATCGTTATCGCCTATAAAAGTATCTAGGTCTACATATTCTCCAAAACTCATATCTTCAAGCGATGGGATAAACCCATACTCAACACCGTTTAATTTAAACATTGATATAAGTTGGTGCTTAGTGTCGAACATAACGCTAATGATACTACATATCTCTACTATGTCTGTAGCTTTCATATTGCGTACCACTATTGGTGGAACGTTGCAGAATATCTCAATTGTTTTTAGTTGTAGGTCTGTTTCGCTTAGCCCCTCTAACTTTGCGTATTCCTGATACTGTCCGAGAGTTATTTCGTTTAGGGTTGTCGGTATTATTAAATTTACATTCATATACTTGTTGTTATTAATATATAAACGTTTTTAAAATATTTTAGTGAACAATATACTTACCTCTATTTGGGTTTTGTAATTGATAACCTACTGCATATCTAACCGCATCTATTAAGTGGTTGTATTTGTCTATTGGTGTGTTTGATTTGCGTTCTAGCCAACGATAGTTATTTAGTTCTTTGATGAGGTTTGTGCTGTCTGGACTTACAACAAGGTCGTAATCTTGTAGTAAACTAATTCCGTACGTTACACTCCCCTGTCCTTTAATTGATGGCTTTACACTACACCCTTTTGCTTTTAGTTCTGTTATTAATCGTGGCTCTGCGCTATCGCCTATTATTAAACCATCTCTTGCGTGTTTTAAATTCAGTTCAGCTATTTGTGAAGTTGTTAATCTCGGTAGGTACACACATTCCTTTAGGTATATTGTTTTAGTGCTTGTATCTATGTTTGTTTCTATTAGTGTTGTTGGGTCTGCTGCAAATCCGTAATCCTGTCCCCATACGGATACACCCTTTCGCTTAAACTCGCCTATTGTCCAATTATTAAATATTACACCCTCTGCTTTGTTTAACCACGCACCTAACATTTGTTGCTTGTATTTCTCTGGTCTACGTTGTCGCATTTGTGCTATTTGTTCTATGTAGCTTTTAGATAGGTTGTCTATGTTGTCTAAATATGTGGTATGTATGTAGGTTGTATTGCCTTTGGTTATATTGCTACCCTCTTGTACCCCTGCATCTTCAAAGAAACGTTTGTATATAAAATGCTCTTTTGTAGTTGGGTTTAGTATTAGGATAACTCTGTTTTGTTTACCTTGTTGTCTTACCGATAAATCAATAGTATCGAATTTCTGTTCGTCTGTTAGTTCCTCTGCTTCATCAACCACCCACGTTGTAATACCTTGTAATGATTTTAGGTTTGCGGTTTGGTCGCCACTTGAAGTTTTTATACCTCTGAATATTATCTTACTTCCTGTCTGTTTGTTTATTATCTCGTCTTTAGTTATGTGGAAGTGTTGCGTAAACCCAAACAATTCTAACTTGTCTATAAACTCTGGTATGATGGATATGTATGCAGAGGTTAGGGTGTAGCGTGTAAACAGTATTGTATGCCCTGCTTCGTATGTTAGCATTACCAAAAGGGCGTTTACTGAAAATGACTTACCAGACCCACGCCCACCGCTTACAATATAATACCTACTGTTTTCGCCAACAATAGTTTTGTATTTGTTATGTACGTTAATCAACGAATTTAATTAAATCTCTAAAATTGATGTTTAAGCCCTCTGAACTGTTTATATCTACACTATCTTTTGGTTTGCCATACCTGTACCCTAAATACAGTTGTAATGCTCTCATATCGCCTTTAGCAACTAACTCGCCTAACTTTGATAGTGCTTCGTCTTTGTCTATTATAGCATCTAAGCGTTCTATAAGTTTATGTTCTGCAGCTTTGCTTGGTCTACCACCTTTATTCCCTTTAGTACCTTTATTAAATTTTCTTTTATCCATAATCAGTTTTTAATTAGTTAACTGAACTTACTAATATATAAACAGAATTATTTTTTTTTAGAATAACCTTTGTTGTGCTTTGTGTTGCTCTATTCTTTTTATTGCCGCATCGTAATACTCCTTGTCTAATTCACAAGCTGTTAAATCATAACCTAAATTATGACAGGCAATAGCAATACTTCCACTACCTAAATGAGTATCTAAAATCTTATCTCCCTCTTTTGCGTAATTCATCAAACAATAATCGTACAAAGATGGTGGTTTTTGTGTTGGGTGGAATTTCTCGTTTTTGTTTTTGTATGCGCTATATCTAAACATTTTATTTGCACCTTTAAAACTTGTCCAAGCATATTCGCAATCGCTAAAACTTAAACCTTTAGGAATTTCCTTATCCCATATTATAAATTTATTACAGGGTGGCAAATTAAAATAATTACCTCCCCAAATTATTTGATTTTTACTAACTCTAAATAATTCTTCAAAATATTCATCTTTAGGAGTTTCATTATCCCAATCTTTTGGCTTCCACTTTCTATTTTTTAGTTTACTTGCTTTAGGTGTATTACCCACACCCATATTCATATTTGCTAAATCAATACCATAAGGAGGGTCTACAATAGCCAAATCAAAGTAGTTATCTTCATACCTTGCCATTAGTTCCATATTGTCCTCGTTTGTTATTAGCATAGTACAGGGTTTTTTACAGGTCTGTTTAATGTAGCACCTTTTACTTCTTCTACTTTCTTTTGTGGTTTAGTAGTTTCTATTAGTCTATTATAGGGATTTACTCGTGTGTTTATGAAGTTGTCTATTGTTTCTTCGTTCCATTTGCTAATCGTGTCTAAGACGTTATCTAATAGTCTTTCTTTTTCTTCGCTTATTACGTCCTCTGACCTAATTATATTTAGTTTATTTTCTTTTATTATTTGGTTATATATTTTCTTATCGTGTTTCTTAACTATGTCAAAATCTTTGTAGTGATATAACGCTGCATCGTGTTTTAATCCTATCTCTTGCCCTAATGACTGAAACGTATACCCTAACTCTCTTGCAAGTCTACAATACACTTTTCTTGCGTATGAGTATTCACGTTGTCTATTGCGTTCTGATATATCAAATTTATAGTATTTGTTTAGTTCTTCTTTAAGTTGTTGTAGTGTCATCTTTTATTATTTCTTTTAATTTTTTTTCTAATTTACTTTTTTGTTTTCCTAAATTATCTAAATTAATTAAATCATTTTCATAGTTATCACATAGCTGCTCAATTAATATATTAATACATTGAATAGTTTGTTTTTTATCTAATGTAGAATTTATATTTTTAATTTCACCTTTAACTAAAAGCCAAAATATATCTTGTTTTTTTGCTCTTTTTTGTATTATTTCTTCAACATAATTTAAAGCTATTTTTTTTGCTTTTGGGTCTGCAACATAATCAAAACAACTTTTAGGAAGTGTTGTTACACTATTATAAGCATCAATATACAAATCTAATGCTTTTTGCTTAACCATTTTTGTTATTGCACCCATCTTAATCTATCTTTGTAAATTCTGCGGTTTGTGTTTCGTTTATTTCTTCTTTGTTGTTAAAGTATTGGTCTACTAAGGCGTCTATCATTACAAGTTCGTCAATAGAAGCTGTTTTTATTTTGTGTATTAAGCTATCTATTTTGTTGAGGACATTTAAGCACATCTCTGGGTTGTTGTGATATATTGTGTTAAACCCCTCTTGATATACTTCTTCTAATAGTTTATTAGTCTTGCCTACTTGGTATTTTATGTTTTGTCTAAACGCCTTACTTCCTTTTAGTTCATCGTTTGCCTCCAATAGTAATTGTGCTATTAGTACACTCTTTAAGTAGTTTAGGTGCTTGTCGCTTATTGCTTCATTAATTGTTTCTTGTGCCTCAGGCACTCCTGCTCTTTGTTCTTCTTTCATAAGTTCTAATTGTTCTATTTGTTCTTTTCTATCCATTTTTCCTGTTCGTTCCTTATGTATTCTATTTCACGTCTTAAATAATCTGCAGCTTTTTCTAAGTCTTTTAATTCACTTTCTTTTTTACCTGCTCTGCAAATATACTTAATTATATTGCCCCTGTTAAAATTAAGGTTGTAATCTTTTATAAAGTCTATAACGTCATAGCCCTTACCATTCTCATAGTGTAAATATGTTGCTCTCATTTTTGTAAATTTCTATCTATGTAACTACTCTTTTTATTAGTTCTACTGTAGTAATTTGTTTGGCTCGTTTCATCACAAGCTATATACTTTACTTTGTCTGTTGGTGGTTTTAATTTATACCACTTACCGTTTTTCTTGCGCCATAGTGTTTTCATATAATTGCGTTGTCTAATTGTTGTATAAGGTGTCGTATCTCGCTACGTTCAAACTTGCCGTTAATCTCTGCGTTATACGTCTTAAACGATAAGCGATACATATCTTTTTCTGTATCGCCTTTTTTTTCTTTTTTTCCTAAGTACTCAATCTTTAAATCTAATTTCATTTTTATTTTGGTTTTATAGTTCCCCTGTTAAACAGTAGTTGTCTAAATCTGCACCCTCTATAAAAAACTTGTTATATAGGTCAAGTGCTTTTTCTACTTTTTCTTCGCCTCTGTAATAAAATTCTTCTGAACAGTTAA